CGCAATAGATACAAGTATGGTCAAAATGTTCCTTAATAGAGCGTCTCCACAGACGCTTAGCTTCTGGTGAGGTCATGACTATTAAGTTGTATAGGTAATCGTTAGGGGTAGGAAGTAGTGGGGTCATGCGCGTCCTTTACGTGCTCTGTTTTTTGATGCTGCTTCGAGGAATGTCTTTCCATTTTTCTTATGGGATACATCCTTGCCATCACCGTTACCGTAGGTTCCACGTTTACGGTTTTCTTTATTTAGTTCAGATCGTTTAGAGATCTGTAATTTACTAGAATCATATTTCTTTTGATATGATTTATAGTTACCATTAGCGTATTTAGCACCGCTATAGTTAGACTTTCGAGCCATAAAGTCTCCGTTGTACAAGTTCAGGATCAACAGTTGGCATGATATTAACTAGTTTATCTAGTGGGCTACCTTCAAAGGCGACACCACTAATATCATTCTTTGCTAACCAGTCACAAGCTGCTTTTAGATCTTGTGTAGAAGCCTCACCGGATTTAATACGTGCAAGGAATTCCTTTGTGACAAGATTATGCAACTCATTAAATTGGTCTTCAGTTGCTTTTTTCTTCATAAGGGATTTCTCAATACAATTTGATCTAATTTGTTTTCAATGCGGACCATATGATCCTCCATACGCTGTACCATTACTGAAAGATCAGCTTTAGATACATAGTCTTGTGCAACACTTAATTCAAAGGTATCAACACGTCTATCTAAAGCTGATATTCTATTGTGTATACGATTTGTTAAAGCAGCACCGGCTGCAATTGCTCCAATAAGAGCTGATACCCCTGCTTCAATCATTTAAAGTTCACCAAATAATCCACGTTCAATAAAATCTACTGATTGATCATCAATAGTATTATCTGTATCTTTTGCAAGTTGACGCAATATCTCAATGATCATAAGTTTTACTTGCGGTGAATTAGCAAACTTAAGAAGAATAGGACGAATAAGTTTAATCATAATAAAATAGTTGTTGTTTTTAAATAAATTTGTTTAAACGTCAGCTGTATTAGTAGAAGGAAATGCTCTTCCCGGTCCCCAAATAATTCTTACAGCACCTGGGGCACCTGCACCAGGGTTTCCGCTAGGACGACCAAAACCGCCACCGCCGTATAAACCTCCGGTTGCTTGAGTTTTATCGTTAGAAATTGCAGTAGATAGACCATCTTGACCGCCGGAACCACCTCCTCCACCAACGCTGTTAGGTGAAGTACCTACACTACCGTCACTACCTTTTCCTAGAAGACCAACACCGCCGCCGCCGCCGCCGACAGTTTGACCACCATAACCGCCGCCACCGCCGCCGCTATTTGTATCAGCAGCAGTAGCTCCAAATCCATCAAAATAACCTCCTCGACCACCGTCACCGCTATATCCTCCTGCACCGCCGCCGCCACCTGAGCCTGCTGAAGTTGAGCCTGATGGAAAAAGCCAATTACCACCATCACCTCCACCCCATGTGGATACAAGGGATGGTCCACCTTGTCCTCCACCAGATGATTGTCCAGGTGTGGCACCTTCTCCGCCGGTGGCACCTAATAAAGTAGTTGATCCCCTTAGAATACCACTGTCTAGACCATCGTTGGTTGCAGATGGTACATCATAATAACCTCCGACACCAGCTACAACCCTTAATGTTTCACCAGGAGTAACCGGAATATCATTTAGCCAAGAAAGCCCGCCACCTCCGCCACCTCCTGAAGGAAGATTACCGGAAGTAAGACCACCAGCGCCACCACCACCTACACAGACTGCACAAATAGTTGTTACTCCAGAAGGAACGACCCAATTAAAAATACTAGCACTTGTAGCAGCAATCGGTGGTGTAAATGTTACTTGCCCTGATTGTGAAACTTCTGAACTAAAAAGTAATTGATGTATCATTAAGTTAACCCACTACCAACAATAACAAAAACATTAGAAGCAACACAAAGAATAGTTGCTAGTCCATATTGAGCTAATGTACGATCACTTATACTAGATGTTCCTGCTCCTCGTAGTGTTACGCCGCTACTTGTAATAGTTTGGTTGCCAGTACTATTATTATAAATACTGACAACATCACCAACACTAAACTCACCACTAGGTACAGTAATAGTAATACCACCAGTTGTAATACTAATATGTTTACCGGCATCTGTTGCCTTTAAAGTATATGAAGATGATTGAGGATTAGCTGGTATATTTGGAAATGTTTGACTAGATGAAAAGGTTAGATCACTACTTAAAGGTGATTCAATTTTAGGTGCTGTTACGTTAGCATCAGCTAGCTTAGCTGTAGTTACAGCATTATTTGCTAGTTTAGCTGTAGTTACGTTAGCATCAGCTAGCTTAGCTGTAGTTACGTTAGCATCAGCTAGTTTAGCTGTAGTTACAGCATTATTTGCTAGCTTAGTTGTAGTTACAGCATTATTTGCTAGTTTAGCAGCAGTAATAGAACCATCATCAGGTGTAAATGAAACATCAGGTGCAAGTTTATCAGCTGTAACTGCATCATTAGCTATTTTAGCAGTAGTAACAGAACCATCAGCGATGCCACCAGATATAACATTTTGGATTTTATTTTCTTCTTCTTGTCCAATAAAAAGAGATTGTTCAAAATTTCTATTTAAATCTTGTGCTCTAATAGCTGAACCTGGAAAAAATGTTGAAGATGTAGCTGTTGTGTCAGTTTCTCGGAAAATACGAATAGCTACATTATTACCTGGTGCTGTATTAAAATCAATTTGTGTTGGCGTGTTATCATTAATTGTAAAATCAGTCGTACCTATTTCATCTAAGGTAACCTTTACGTCTTCTTTTTTTATGTACGGAAATGAAAAAGTATAACTTGTTAGTATACCATCTCCTGTATAATTATTTTCAGTTGTTGCCATGATTTTTTAGTACCGAATGTTAGTAGTAAAATCTGTTATGCCAGGGATGATACCCCTCATAGCTTGATTTTCTTTTGCTTTCTTTTCTATGATTCTTTTTTGAATGTCACCTTTCATTCCTAAATCTAAATCATCAAAAGCAAGTTTTTCTGCCTTTTTTCTTGCTTCATCAAGTTCCATGAAAATCAAATCATACTTACCAATAGGTGTATCTTCAGCACTGACACCTTTAGATCTAGCTTCTTTTAGTTCTTTAACAGTGCTACGTGCATCAGCTAACTTACTAATTCTTGCAATCTCACCGCGCCAATACCCACGTTCACCCATAAGTTCAGATAGTTTAGAACGTTCTTCAGGTAAAATTTCTACACCTTCTCGTGTTTTAAATAAAGATGATGAATCATAGTCTATATCATTAAGAAACTTTTCTTCTGGTGATTCACCTTCGTATATTTTAATTGGAGATACTGTATTGTATAGACGTACCATCATGTTATAATTATTTGGTACTTTACCTGTAACAGGACTGTAGATATAAGGTTGTCTGTTAGAAGGATCAAAAACATTAAGATATTGGTTTCTGTTTTTTATGAAACCTGCTATATCTTTTTTAACATCTTTAAGACCACCATCAATAATTTGACTAACGTTATTGCGAACACCACCTAAAGGACCAAGAGAGTTGATTTGTCCAGCAGCAAATCTATCAAAAGCATATTCATTACCGCTAAGAATTTCAACAAGTGGTGTTAAAACAGAAAGAGCAGTGTCTTCAGTTACAGCAGAAGCAAGAATAATAGCCATTTTAGCTTTAAAATTCTCTGTAGCTGCTTCACCTAACATATCAAAATTATCACCAATAGTAGCTAAAGTAGCAACCCAATTACTTAGACCAGGGCCAAGTAATTCTTCATAACTGATTTTTTTACCAGCAACGGAAATTGTTCTAGGTTTCCAGCCTCTTCTCTTTCGAGCTGCCATCAACTGTCTATCATAAGAACCATCACCTGTCATTTCAAACCAGCCATCTCCAGTAATAGCATTAGTCAAAACATTTGAAAGAACCAATCCTGTTATAATAGAAGAGATACCTTTTTTACCTAAAGTCTTATTTTTTAAATCAACAAGAGTATTTAATTTAGCTACACCATCCATTTGGCTTACTTTGTAACCACGAGCTGTTAGAATATTATCTACTAATTCAGGTTGCTCCATAAATGTTTTGACTGGAGTGTAAGCTAAGTCATTTATATCTTTTTGAAATGAACGGATTGGAGCAGGAATATATTCATCAGCTGTTCTAACTACATTTACTAAGATGCCCGGAAATCTATTAAAAGCCCTTAACAAAGGAACTCTTTCATAAAGGCTATTTAACGAAGTAATAATATCATTGTCTAGATTTAAAGCAAGTTCACTTGTGTTATACTTAACTGCTTCATCTACAATAATACCGTTCTCATCAAACATACTATTATATTCTTTGTTAGCAAGTCTCTTTACTTCATCAGGTGATGCTGCTTTACCAAGGCGTTGTATCTCATCCATAGCACGGAAACGAGCTTGTGCATTAGCAATATTAGCACTTGTGTAACCATCAAAGCCAGTAAATGTATTTGGAATAAATCTAAATACAGGGTCTGCTTCCATTGCTTTTAAATTATCATACAAATCTACAACATATTGGAAGCCATACCTACCGTTATCAGCTTCAATCTGTGCAAGTTTCCTGTAACCATCAATTTTAGCTTCATTCTTAATTACAAAATCTAACCTAGTAGCATCTTTTACACTGTTAGGATTTTGGGAAGCTTTCATAAACATCTTACCAGCATAAGGTAAGGCTTTTTTTTGTGTATCTAAGATAGCACTATAAGCCATCCAACCACGTTGTACTGATTTAAGATCTTGACGCATTAAAGCACCTGTAAAATAAGATAATGGTTCTGCTACCATACCACTTAAATTACCATAGAGAGCTTTAGCACTAGAAGCTACAGAAAACAAAGAGTTATAAAAATTACCTCTAACAGCTTGTGCTAAAATATTAGGTGCTTCAGGATTACCGTCAATAATTGGCCTCCACCTAACAAAAGTATTTAGAATATCTTCATTCATTTTAGTAATACTATTGATCTTACCATCACTAAGTTCATATAACTCAAGAAATGAATCAAGAACTTCTGGGTTATTTTCTTCTAAATACTGCCAGTTTTGGGTAAACCGATCACTTTCGTCTTGAATAATACGTAAGGCTTGTGGTGATTGCTCAATAATTTCTTTGTTTAGTTGTTCTGGTGTTTTACCAAATGCACGAACACGCTCACCTAAAGCCATAACACCACGTTTCTTATCTACATAATACTCAGTAGTTCTTTTTAATTGTTGTAGGTAAGCTAGATTATCACGGACTTGTTGTTTAGCTTGATCAACAGCAACTGAACCTCTATTAAGTCTAATACCTTGAGATAGGTCAGCGATTTGACCAGCAATTGATGTAGCACTATAAGCTTGTGCTTTAGCAATATCCATACCAGTAAACTGTTCAGCTTGCTCATCAATCATCCTAAAGATACCTTTGTACCCTTCATCAGTTAATTCTTCCAAACCAAATTGATTTTTTACAATGACAGGATCAAGAATCTTACGGATTTCATCTACACCAACAGTAGGATCAAATAATTCAAGTACTAGGTTATCACCTTGCTCTTGGATTTCATCAAAACTAATTGCCCAATCTGCTGCATCAACACGATAACGATCAGCATCTTTTAGTTGTTTAGCAAGACCAAGTGTAACTTGTTCAACACCACCTGGTGTACTGATAGCAAACTTACGAGCAGGTTCACTAATGAAGTTACCTAAACGACCATAAACTGATCCTTTGTTTTTAGCAATACGTACTGCATCAACACTAGCACCAATAATACCAAAATCATCAAGAGAACGAATTCCAACTTCATTCCAATCATAAACGTCGTTGACACCTTTTAATGGAACATTAGCATTAGGATTCATAGCTTGATTGTAGTATCCAAGCTCATCAAGATCTGCTTCTTGTTTAGCAGCATATCTAGAAAGCTCTTCTACTAAATCATCACTTTTAGCAGCTGGCTGCATACTATCGATAATTTTCTGTGCTTTTGATGTTTCACCTATAAGCTTAGGTTCTTGTATAACACCTGATCCAATTTCACCTAAACTACGTTTTAATTTTCCTAAAGATCCTACAAAAGGAAGAAGAAACCCTAACGCTAAACCTTCATTAATGTTTTTAATACGTTTTTCATCTGCACTGTCTTTATCTAATGTAGCAAAACTATCAGGAATAAAATCAAATTGTGGTGGTAATTTTGATGTTAAAGACTTGTATAGTCCAGATTTTTTAATAGAACCAGAAAGATTTTCCCCTTCAGTTTCAGAACTGATAGCATCAACAAGGACACCAGCGCCACCTTCGATACCCCTAGTTCCAAGAAATTTCATGAAGGCAGTATTGCCTAATCTATTGAGTGCGTTACCGGCTCCAAGTAATCTGGTACTTGCAGCTTGTGCTTTAGATGCTAGTGCAAGACCAGCACCTTGAAGAAATAATGTAGGCGCAATAACAGAAGTAATACTTCTTACAGTTTGCGCTAAATCATTTTCATACTTAGATGCTTTAGGGATTTGTAAACCTGTACTAGACAGTAGTTTATTAGCAAAATCAGTTGGAAAGTCAATTAGACCTTGAACTTCTTTAAAGTCTAATTCCCTTCCTTCACGTTCTAGTCTTTCATAATCAATGTTTCCTTCAGGAGTTCTGTAAGGAGTGTCTGGTGAACCTACAAGTCGAGTAGGTGGTTGCTGTTCCGTTGTAACCTCACCCGTAGGTGCAGGTTGTTCAGATGTTGGTGCAGTTTGACCTCCCGTAGGAGGCTGTGTTTCTTGTTGTTGAAGCTGCTGTTCTTCTTCCTCATAAGAAGTAATTCTTTGTTGAATTTCTTCTATTTGTTCATTAGAGAGTTGTAAATCAGCTTCTTGTGTATCTGACACATATTCACTACCAACATTTGAATAATCTAATGGATCGTTCATGTTGTTTGTTTTTTATTTTAATTGTGATGCAATGGTTCTTCTTAAAGTATCATAGTATCTATAAGGTGTCATTGATCCAC